CCAGGCCACACAATCATCATCGTCGGCAAACACAGGTATACCGGCCAGCACAGCTGCCACACTGCTTGAGCTATTGCAGAATACAGCAGCCCAGGCATTGGACAAGTCCTGTTGTAACGTACTACCGTTGACACTTTCACTTACTCCGGCTAGGCCAGTTAATTCAGACAAATTTATTTTGTGTTTAGGATGCGACCGAATCACGATAGGTCTGTTGGTAATTGATCGTAGACGTTGTACAGTTTGTTTAGTCCAGGCCGTCATATCGGTGCCTTTCATGGACCATCCACCATCACGTTGCAAACACACCAACACATAGTCTCCATTGTCACGCCAGGGTTTTAAATCAAGATCAAGTTTGGTCTGAATCTGTTGCCACTTAGAACCGTCACTGTTGGCATTGGCGTAATTGTTGCTGTTATAAAACACTCCATCCAGACTATAACGCAAGAAATAGCTGTCGGTATCTACAAATTTAAAACAGCTGGCATCAATGGGCATGACATGTTGTCCGATGCGTCGTTGATGATCAATTACATCACGTCTGAGTTGTATATGAGGACCGCGAATTTTAGTGCCAACCCAGCCCAAGATCACTGCCAGGCCACAATCTACCACTCGCAGTTCTGTTTGAACCAATACACTGGCACCTTGTGCCCGTGCACCTTCAGCAAAGGCCTGCAATACTTCAACCTTACGATTGCGGTCTGCTATTCTAGGTAGACTAGAAAGATACACCACAACATCATGCATGATATTTTTTTATCAATTTTAATGCAGTTCCATTGTACAGTTCTTTTTCTGTAAATTGACTGTAGCTCAAAGCACATAGCCAATTGCCAATGGGCCCACGATATAGGTCATTGATATCAGACAGTCTAGTGCGAGCCACCGTTGTAGAAATATGCCGACCCAGGATAATGATGGGTATACCGGCCCACACAGCTTCTATGGCAGCTGAACTGGCATCAGTGATTACACAATAATAGTCAGACTCTTTTAAATGTTCATACAAGTTGTCACGTGTTTTACGATTGAGTTCTTTAGGACGAAATACCACACAACGATCGGTGTATTTTTGCAGTTCTGTACGCACCTGTTCACGCCATGCAGACAGCGTAGTTCCAAACATTTGATAATGATATTCACTGTTTTCAACAACCAATATTGCGTCCCCGTCGGTACGCCACGGTGTTGGCATACTAGATAACAAGTGTAAACGATCTGCTGGAAAATAACTCTCTTTTGATAACAAATGGTGTATGTGATTTTTTACCAGTCGATGCCAAAGTTTTTTACCAGTTACGAAATTAGTGTAACCCGAATCAACAAACCAGAAAGGTAAGTGAGTCGCCAATCGATGTTGTAGCACAGGTTCGTTGTTGATGATATTTCTTAAAACTACTAGTTGATCATCTGGAATAGGATCCCCGGGCAATGCCCAAACTGGTTGATCGGTCAGTTGTTGCCCTAGGGTTTTAATAAAAGTTTTAGTGGTGCTATTAATATAACAAGACAACAGATAGTCACGACCAATGTTGATGTTTTTAAAGTTTTCCGCCAACCAACGGATCAACAAGCGATGTTTCTTTTTGTATTCGATTACTATGAAATCTTTGTATTCTTCAAGATCTTGTCTAAGTAGCTTGTTGAGCGTGACAAAGTCAATTTCAATCAACCCAGATTTTTCCATACGCTTGTTGATTTTTTCTAGATAGGTATTGGTATTGGACCAGGTTGGCTCAATTTTTTTTAAGTGCTGTGCCAGTATTTTTTTGGCTAGACCAATTACTGCCTCGTCATGATTTAACAATAGATACACGTTTTACCTTGATTCTAATCCCCGTATGAACCTTGCGGCCTGGCTGTTGGTTATTTGCAAAGGTTCACCCCAACCCATGATCAAATCGTGTTTTTTCTGTTGTAATAATTTAGCACCCCAACTTATTAGTAGTTCTACAGCTTCGCCATTGTCTGATGTGCCAGTGTCTTTGTGGAATTTTTGTTCAACCACTATAACAGGCTTACAGGATTTAATATAGTTTTCACCACCTAAAATAATGTTGTACTCGTAACCTTCACAATCCAGTTTGATATAGTCAGCCGGAGGCAAATCCATGCTGTCCAGGGTTCTCATTTGTATTTTGCCTTGACCAAAGCTTTCGGTATCAACATGACTGTGCCCGGTATTTTCTGGAACAACAATCATGTCGATCATGCTGTTCTCTGCACCCAAGGCACAATCATAAATTTTTAAATTTGTGGCTGGAACATTTTTTATCAAACAGTCTCTAAAATCAGCCACAGGTTCGATGGCATGTACTCGTTGAAAAAATTGACAAAGATCGCGAGCCCATAAACCTATATTGGCACCTATATCCAAGGCCACATCGTGTTTTTTACAATAGGGTATGCTGGCTCTGCGTACAGGTTCTTGATACACTGCCTGGCCGCCCTTTTCAATATTTCTGTCTAACATTTTAGCAAAGTGTGTGTCTTGGTCTGGAAACCACCAGCGGTGTGATTGATACATTATTTTTTTCCTTTTTGTTTAAGTACCTGTTGCCAGTACGGATGATTCAGATGCATAACTACTTCTTTAGGACGACTCATACCTTGTAGTTTACGCTCGCCCTTGACATGGTCCATGTATAATCCTAACTCGCTGTTAATAAATGGATGAGCAGCAAGCCCTTTGTCTTCCCAACTGGGATTCAAGTTAAAAAACCTATTGTTGGCCTGATATTGTTTACGGACTACATCCCATATGTAACTGTCGTGCCATTCTTTTTCTTTAAAAATATCATCGGTATTGTACATACCCACAAATTTTCTAATAAAATTTCTAGTTTCTGGATGAGCTAAATTATAACCTACCCAGCCACATTCTGAATGATATTTGTCACCACGACCCAGGTAACTGATCATGGCATCACTGGGGCATACTGTAGACAGCCAGTCAATGGGCACAAGGCTATGCGTATGACTGTCGGCATCTAACCAAATCATGTATCCATCACTTAGTTCTTTTTCGCAAAGAGCAACACTAAACACTTTGTATGAAAATCTTACAGCATTCCAACGAAAGGATTTTTTAGGATTCCATACTTCGGGCGGACCATCCAATCCATGTGCCTTAGGGTTATTTCTATGGCGTTCAACAAACGCACGAAGACCGGGACTAACAGCCAACAAATCATGTACTCGAGTGTTTGGTCTACGGACAACAGGCGTACAATTTTCAGCACAAACAATCAACTCAACTTCTGCTGGCCAGTTGGCTTCAAAAGTGTCAATCATGCGCTGGCCGTATTGTTTTAGACCCTCGGCATTAAAAGAGGTAATTACAGTATATTTCATGTTGAATATTTAGTGATCAAATCAGTGGCCTACTTTCCTTTGCAGTGTGCTCAAAACAGCACTCCTGTTATTACGGCCATGCTGAATAGCCTACGTAGTGCTGGAATAACCGCTATAGAAAACAGTATGGATGCAGATGCCGCAATTATATGGTCGGTATTATGGTCAGGACGCATGGCGTCAAACAAACAAGTTTATGAGCATTATCGAGCACAGGGCAAACCGGTTATTGTTGTTGATGTTGGTGCATTATATCGCGGTGAAACTTGGAAAATAGCTGTTAATCATATTAATCAATTAGGCTACTATGGGCATACTGAAGACTTAGACATGGACCGTCCTCGTAAGTTGGGCATAAGTTTAGCACTTAACCTTAGTCGCAATCCTACTATCTTGATCGCTGCACAGCATCGGCACAGCCTACAGTTGGTCGATCAAAATCATGAAGCGTGGATTATGGACATAGTGAGTGAGATTAGACAAGTAAGTGATCGCCCAATTGTAATCCGCCCACATCCTAGAAGTCCGTTACAAATAGCCAGTCTAACCAAAGACATCACAATTGAAAAGCCAGAGAAAACACCCAACACATATGATAGCTACAACATGCATTTTGATTATCACGCCGTGGTAAACTATTGTTCAGGTCCCGGAACACAAGCTGCCATCTCCGGAACTAGACCAATTGTGGGTGCATATAGTTTGGCCTTGCCAGTGTCGGTTGCTATCACAGACATAGAACGGCCATACGATACCGATAGAGATCAGTGGTTAGTGGAAATTTGTCACACTGAATACACAGTAAAAGAAATACAACAAGGCCTATGGCTTCAACGACTAAACTCCCATCTATAACTGGCCCTATTGATTGTGCCTGTGTGATACACGGAGATGCCTATGATTGGCAGTACGTAGAACGACTTTACAATATGCTGAGTCGACACATTACTCCGGGTATTAGATTGCATGTTTATACTGAAGCAGATAGGGCAGTTCCTGAGCCGATGATCAAACATGCGTTGATGGATTGGGGGATCTCGGGCCCAAAACGTTCTTGGTGGTACAAGATGCAACTTTTCAATCCTGAACATCATGCAGGTCCGTTGTTGTATTTTGACCTCGACACAGTTGTGGTCAACAATATAGATTGGATATGGAAACAATCCACTGCATATTTTTGGGCAGTGCGTGATTTTAAGCATCTTTGGCGCCCTACACATAATGGAGTAAATTCTAGTGTGATGTGGTGGGACACACAAAGATACCAACCAGTTTGGGAAACCTTTATACAACAAGATTTACAAAATATCATAAAAAAATACCCAGGCGATCAGGATTATATTTCTGCAATTATTCCGCAAAATCAACGTAGATTATTTGATTCAGCTCGCATACAAAGTTGGCGCTGGCAATGTTTAGATGGCGGTTACGATTTTGCCCGGCGTCGCTGTCATAACCCAGGGCAAGG